GCTTTCATCCTTAATCTTTTCAAAAGAGGGACCTTTCCTTTCTTGACGACGATGGCGGTCCTGGGCCCCTTGCGTCTTTGTATCTCGCGGGACCTCTGCTCCATCGCCTTGTTCTGCCCATATATCTCATACGTCGCGGCAGGACCGTATTTCTTCAGGTATGATGCTGTCCTGCGCGCCTGCTTCTCGTTGATGGTCCTGTTGGACCCCACGATCTGCCAGCGCCTTTCCTTCTTCAAATATCTTATATAACCCTTGCTCTGCGCCCATGCGAGAAGGGACTTCCAGTCAGTCTTTTTTCTTGCCATGCATATTCCTCCGTGAGTCATTCGTATGAATTATGCATTATAAATAGTTTTGTCAATTGTTGAGGCGTGCTATGTCTTGTATTATCATTGATAGCCGCCACTTGAGATATTCTTCGATGCTCTGGTGGTACTTCCAGATAGATTTATAATAAAACAGCTTCAGCATCTCCTTCTCCGTGAACTTGGGCTCGTCGATGTTGATCAGGAACCACATGTTCGCCAGCATGATCGCCATCGGTATCAATCCGTCCAGGTGCGCCCAGACATAGAGATAGCATCCAGCGCCTCCGCTGATGAGCATGTTAGTAAGATACACGGTTGCCTTCTGCTCCCTACTCATCCGGGCTTTCTTCCGATCCCGCTTCCATCTTCTCAAAGTCCTTCTTAGAGATGTGGCCAGAGAAGACGTCGATGACCTTGTCGGTCCGGTATTGATTATAGACGAACGGTCCATAGAGATAGAACACCTTTGTCTTCGGCATCATCTGGGTCAGGTCGTACATGAGATACCTGAACCAGTCCCCGCCGAGGCTCTCGCAGAATATCCTATAGTCGACGAGCCTGCGTATGCGCTTGTCGACCTGGTCAAGAAACTGGCTTGTGAAATAGAACGATACGTTGCGCTTCCTGGTCTGCGTCCCGAAGTAGGACATCATCAGGTTGCGCTTCGATGCGGCGACACGGCTGTCGCAGAATATGTGGAACTCGTCGATGGCGACAGAGACATCAACGAGATCTGTCATCGTCGCCAGGAGCTGCTTCATGTTGAGGGGTTCGTAAGGGAACTGGAGAGGGTAGTTCGCGTAGATCGTCTTTCCCATGAGCGACTGCTCGCACTTTAGGAAGAACGTCATGCCTAACGTCTTTCCGGATCCCAATCCCCCCTCGAAGCTTATAGTTGTCATTCTCAGCCTCCAATCTTGAGAGAAATAATTTGTACACGAAGTATGTCGATATAGCGTTGAAAGCACCTGTCACAGACGCAGTGATCGCTATGGTCAGCAGCGTCCTGAGTGACATCAATGGTTCGGTCATTCTTCCTCGTCATCCTCTTGCTCCTCTTTTATCTTTCGGATCTCTTCCTCCAGCTTGCTGATGCTGACGTGCCCGTCGTTGACGAGCTGGTTGCGTATGATCTTGAATATCTTCGAGTTGCCGTTGCCCTGCGATTTCTTGGGCCTGCCGTATACAGTGATCTCATTTCCCTGGCGCTCTATGTACATCGTGCCGAAGAGTATGTCCTTCGGGTTCCGGAACACGATGACCTTGTCATTAGGCAGCACGATCTTGTATTGGCGCTTGATGTCATCTTTTATAGTCATTCGTTCTCCGCTTCTTCTCCAGATATTTTATGCGCTCTATCTGGTGCTGGGCGGCGTCCTTCTTTTCCTTGCGGTCAGCGAGCCGCTGCTGTAACTCTATCTGAGTGTCGATGAGCTTGCCGATCTGCTTTGCCTTCCAGCTGGAGTATTCATCCTCGGCATTGGCCCAAAAGCCCTTGCCGGGGCGCTGCTTCTCCTCACGGAGGCGCTTCAGCTGGTCTTTCCATCGGCCCATCATTCCAGCCCCAGCGCTTTCTTTAGGGCGCTTGGGTCTATGTTTCCGGCCCTGGATCCGAGCTTTCTTCTCAACAGTTCGCGCGCCTGCTTGTCGAGGCATTTCTTGCATCTTATCTTATCTAGGTCTATTGCCACATATCCGCCGCATTCGCAGCAGGTTGCGTGGTACATCGATTTGTCTGTCATCAGAACAACCTCTTCCAAATCTTCTTTCCCGCGCCCGCAGTGCCCTTGAAGACCTGGACCACCAGGCCCTCGTCGGCATGCTTGGCGCGTTCCTTCCCGCGCTCCTTGAGTATGCGCTTACGCTCCTCCAGGAACGCCTTCTTCTCTTCTTCGTCGAGCTGCTTCTGCTCGTCCTCTGTCAGTATTATCCTGCCCATGGGATCATCCCTTGTACTGCTTCATGATCTTCCCGCTGTCCTGCGGGGAGTTCATCGGGCCGTATGGCCCCCATTGGGGCTGGCCCTTGCCGAACAGGTCTATGATCTCCTTCCTGCCCCATCTCTTCTTCGAGATGAGCAGCGACAGGTATTCGTTGAGGATGTCGTTCAGCGTCGTTATCTTGTATGTTGCAGCAGCGGTCCTCAGTATAGATATAGCGAGGATCTGCGAGCTGTTGAGGTCGGACAGCTTTCCCAAAAGGTCGGTGTCCTTGTCCTTCACGGTCATTTTGTCGATGACTTCGCTCATGTCCGTGCGCTCTTCTGTTGGAGGGAAGAACGCGCTCATGATGTCAGACTGCCCGTGAGGGATGGACAGCGAGGGAGGCAGCTGCTTTTCCTCCTGCTTTTTCTTTTTCCTGAAAAATGCCATATGGTCATCTCCTATGTATCATTCTCTTGAAACCGCCAACGATCAGCCTCTTCAATGCGCCGGAGTCCCTCCGGAGCATCCTGAAGCCTGGTCTGTCCCAGCACATGAAGATCCCTCAGTTTACCAGGGGATTTCCATATCTGACCGCTATGCCTATGATCGTGAATATCAGGACGATGATGTTGAGTATGATGATCGCCAGCAGGTATGGGTGCTCGTCGCCTTTTGCGAGCATGCGCCAGATACGCGGCGACATCAGAGCCCCTAGGACCTTTGACGGTATCCCCTTGTTCTGTTCGGTAAAATTGAACGGCTGGGGATTTCCTACCTTCCAAAAA